AGAATAGTAAAAAAATTTAAGTGTATTTGTCTAACTAAAAACCCCTAACCCACACGGACTAAAAAAGTGAATAAAAAATTCTTTGTTATTTTGTCAAAAATCTTTTACAATAAGAATGGAAAAGTTTTATCATCGAACGTATGATGTTCTATGTATGATTCTAATCTTTTTATTTGTAAATTTAATTTTCTTTGTTTTTGTAATAGTTTCTGTAATTTTATTTTTTTATCCTTGATATTACAATGTTTTATAATAGGTTTAGAATATTTTAATCCATGTAAAACACCATTGTAAAGTATCATTTTAATAAAAATTATATTATATAATGTCTCTTTATATTTAAATACAAATGTTTATATATTTTTATTATAAGTTTATAATATGAGTTCATCATCACACGCAGTAAGAGCTGATAGAGTTAGTTTCATACATCAAAACGGGCATACAAATCAGGAAAACGTTAAATTTTTCACATCAGGAAATTTTGATTTACAGAAACCTATTGAAGTCCCATCTATTATAATGCGTGGAAATTATCGTTTATATGTAGACCCCGCAGAAGATAAGTTATTTATTCAGAAAAAAATTGGAGGTGTATTCGTGAGTAAATTTTCATTTTCATTTTCGTAATTTATATTTAAAGAAAAAAATTATTATAGTTTATATAACATAATAACTAAAAGAAAAAACAAATGGCCTCAACTGTAGATACATACGGAGCATTCGCAGCCAACTCGATTGAAGTTGATTCAGTTGTTAAATTCACTGGTTCAACTGACGACACTAAAAGTATTTCTATCCAACTTGCTGGTAATCCAACAGCCGCAGGAAATGTAGTTTATACTCTACCTGTAATTACATCAGGTAAAACCCTTGCAACAACTGATGATGTTTCATCTCTACCATCATCCACAAATAACCAAATTCTCGTTTCAAATTCAGGAACATACGCATCTGTAAATGTTTCAGGAGACTTAACTAATACAGCAGGAGCATTCACCATCGCAAACAATGCTATAACAACTGCCAAGGTAAATAACGGTGCTATAACGGGTCTTAAATTAGCTGCGGACTGTATCGACGGCAGTAAAATTTCTGATGACGCTATTGATTCAGAACACATAGCAAGCGGAGCCATTGACACAGAACACGTAGCAGATTCAAATATTACACTTGCCAAGTTAGAGAATGTTAATGATGGTCAGATAATTGTAGGTAATGGTTCAAACCGTCCTGCAGCTGTCGCAGTATCAGGTGATATTACACTTGCTAATGACGGTACAACCGCAATCGCATCAGGTGTTATTGTCAATGCTGATGTAAATGCAAGCGCAGCCATTGCTGGTTCAAAAATTTCACCTGACTTCGGTTCTCAAACTGTTCAAACCACAGGAGATGTTCAAACAGCTGCAAACAAAGCATTCAGATTCGGTGCTGACCAAAATGGTACATGGCAAATTGTCATCCAAGCAGGTGGCGGTGCTTTACTATTTCAAAAGAAAGAGAGTGGAGCATACGTAACCAAAGGTTCAATTTCATCCTAAACTTTTATAGTGTTATTTTTTCTTATTTTTTCTTAATTTAAAAAAAACTAAATATATAAATATATAGTATAAAAATAAAAATAGAATGCCCAAGGATATTCAAACAAAAACATTGAGAAATCAAAGCAAAGCTTATGATATGGAAGACCAATTAAAAGCAGAGTATTCTATAACTTTGCTTGGAAAAAAATACCCATTGCTTACAAAAACTATGAAAGGATTCACTAGTAAGGCAAGTAAGTCAGGAAAAACAAGATTTAATAAATTATTTAATGCCCCTGAAAGTGTAAAAAGAGAATACATTAAAATGGTAAATACAGCATTGAATATGCATAATTCAACTGCCCCTGCTACAGTAGGTGATGATATGTCTAATGAAAACGTATCTACAAAAGCACCACAAAAACAAGAAAAAGATATTACATTGAAATCTGATTTATCTTATGACGATGCCCCTGAAAGTGTTGCGGTTTTTAATGAAGATAAGAAAATTGAAAGACAAGATGAAGAACCTGAATTAGAAACATCAACAACTGAAAGACAAATGGCCGCTGTTGCTGAAAAACAAGCGGAAAAAAGAAAAGAAACAAGAGAAGCAATATTAGAATTATCAAAAGAAGAACCAATGGAAGAAGAAAAACCAAAAAGAAAAAGAAGAACTAAAAAACAAATGAAAGAAGCAAGAGGTATGGGAATGGAAGATGTTGATGTTGGTAAAAAAACAAAAATCACAGATTACTTTGAAAAAGGTGGAAAACTCAAAGAACCAAATAACCCCGGTCTTAAAAAATTGCCTAAAAAAGTTCGAAATAAGATGGGATATAAAATGGAAGGTGGAATGTTAGAAGGAAAAAGTCATAATGAAGGAGGTATACCAATTGAAGCTGAAGGAGGTGAATTCATTGTAAATAAAGAATCCACAAAACATTTTGAACCACAGTTAGAAAAAATGAATGATATGGGAAACGAATTAAGAGATGCTAAACAACCACAAATGCGTAGAAGAAAACTCAATAAAATAAATCAAATGAAACGTAAAATGCGAAAAGGAGGAATGTTGAAATATCGTGAAGGAGGTAAAATCTCTGAAATTGAACAGCCTGTAGGTGGTCGTGGTCTTGTTGGTAAATTATCGAAAGATGATGGGAAACCTGATAAAGGTATGTACCAAGAATTAATTAATAAATACTTTACCAAAATGGATTTTACACAAACAATGAGATACGTAAAAAATAAAAATAAAGATGTTGAAAACATGGGGGCTGACGCATTGAGAAATAAAGCAGAGGACATTGCAGAACAAACAAAAACTCGTGTAAAATACAATGGTAATGTAATGTCTCAATTAAAAGAACAAGTGTATGAACTTATGGCGATTCGTTTAGCATTACAACAACAACCTAAAAAACAACAACAGCAAGGTAATATCGGACTTGTTGTTGATATGGAATCTGTATTCGGGGATGGTTCAGAAGTTGATAAACAAGCATTCGTAAAGAAATACATGCGTGGCGGAAGAATTGATAAAGAACAAGTCAGACAAGATATGGGAAAACCCGAAGATTTAGAAAATATTGTAGCCCAAGGAAAAGCAGGTGAAATGACACAACCAAAACCTGACCAAAAGAGAGCATTTCAAGATTTTGAGTCATTAAGTGCTGGTGGTCAGACTGAAGGAGCAATATCAAGAGGAGAAACATCATATACTCGTAGAACCTTCAATTTACCAATGGCTCTTAATGGTTCGGTAGAAATGGACTTTCGTCATAGATATGCCCAAGAAATCGACCAAACGAATGAACAATATCAAAAACCTCAATCATTATTTAGATATAGGAAGAAAAACAATAAAAAAGGACGAAGAAATTTATTAAACTAAAATTTTAATTTAAAGAAAACCTTTTATTTATTTATTATAGTAAATTTATATATAAGCAAACATGGACTTACAATTATTGGCCGCAAGTAGCTCACCCGTATTAAATACAATATTAAGCGATGCAACTCTTGACCCATTGCTTTATGACTTAAACTTTTGAGTCTGTTATTATGAAAAGTAATAGCAAGTCATATTTTATATGGCGACACATCTTGATGACTGGAAACCCCTAAAGACGTATATACCACTTTTATTAGGAAACTTATAAAAGGAACTCGGTTAATAACCGAACCCAATGGTAATAAATATACGTATGAAACAATGGGCAATCAGCAGTGTTATTACCTAACCTCGTTATGATAAGAGTATGGTAAGCATTCAACGACTGAACGGATGTGGAGTTGAGAAATCTAATCAATTTCTATGATACTTTAAGATACAGTCTGTCCTTATATGAAAGTATAAGGGATGCGGACGGAAAACCGCATACCCCCACATGAGTCGTCAAAAAGTTTCAGTAAAGGCGAACTCTTCTTGGGATTTTGGAAAAACTAACACATTTGAACTTAACAGATATGGAATCCTTGCTGGATTAGTTTTGAAATTAACTGTAAGCAATTCAGGTTCAGAGGCTGCAGCTGGATTTGGATTAAACGCAGGTAATATGCTTGTTCGTCGTGCTACTCTCTCAAGTCATTCAAGAGAGATTGAACAAGTATTAGATGTAATGAATTTAACACAAGTTTTAGAAATGCCTTTGGGAGCAAAGCAGGCATTAATGGATTTAGCAAAGAACGACAACCAAGTTTTAGCTGCTGGTGATAATGAGATTTATGTCCCACTAAACTTCAGTTTTTGCCGTAATGGACTATCAATGGCTTTGGATTTATCCTTCGTCGAAAAATTGGAATGTGTTGTGGAACTCGGTTCTAAACTTGATGCTATTACAGGAACACAATCAGAAGCAACCTTGGACGCAGCTGATTGTGAATTGATTTGCTATTACTACAATTTAAGCGAATCTGATTTGCGTAAATATGAAGATGCTGAATTTTCAATCGAACGCCCTCTCTCGATTATGGGATGCTCTACTTACAGAGAAAATACCGTACAGAGTGCTTCGGGTAGTGCTGAAGATAGAACCGTAACAATAAACTTCAATTGTCCTAATGTTGTTACTAAAACTGTCATCGGTGTTCATAAAACATCTGTTGATGAGAACGATAAACGTGCAAGAAGAGGAGCATTTCAAGCAATTAAGAAAGTTGAATTCTTCATGTCAGGTCGTCTCGTATATGAATACACTGACGCAGCTAATGAGTTCAAACTCGAAAATGCTTTGTTCTATGGTTCATCTTATGGAATCGGTGATGTAGGCGCTGATGGTGCTACTGGAACTGATGATTCACAAAATCTATACACTCACAACTGGGGAGTTTCTAATGAAAAATCTCGTTTCAGTGGTGGTGTTTCAGGAAAAAATGTTTCTGACTTCAGTGCTAAAATCACATTTGCGGCTGCAGCTTCTACCGCTTATGAAATCGAATGCCAACACGAATATATTTCTATATGCTCTATTTCAGGTGCAAGTGGAAAGATTGGTGTTTCACTTTCTCTATAATTTTAAAAACATATTTATATTTATTATTTATTATTTATTACTTTTTAAAAAGTATTATGGACACTTGGGATATTGTAGAAAATTATTATTATTGGGATTTTCATCCAAGAACAACTTACCTTAAAAATAAAATAGGATTATATAAATACCTGTTTAAAAAAACAATGGCGAGTATATCTGAATATTATAGAGATATGTTTATAGACCCTCTACAAGAAAAGTGTAATGAGTTAATAGAAGAAAATTTTAATTTAAAAACACAAATAGAATATTATAAACATATAATAAGAAAAAACAAATGCCGTTCTACTCACGAGGAAGAATCAAACAATTACTACAAAAAGTCAAGGAAGCTGAAACAATTATAGAAAAAGCCCAAGAAGAAGTAAAATTAGCAGAAAAAGATGCATTGAAACATAAAAGACAAGCAAATAAATTTAAACGTGAAATGACTAAATTAAGTAAGAGAATTGAAGAACTCGAACAAAACCAACAAAATGAATAATACAACATATCCACCAACCGACGCAGGTATAATAGATTTATTGTCATATTATATGACGGAAGAAGATATATTAATAACAACGAATGTTATAACTGCGGGACTTGCTTTATTAAGTGAAGTATTGTCAGTAAGTAAATGCACGAAAGCAAATGGAATTGTCCAAAGTATTATAAAATGTGGAAAAGCATTGAGCAACCCATCATCACCAGCAGAAAGTATTGAGGATATTAAAGATTTAGATGTTTAACAATATTAATTTAAAAAAGAATAGTTTATATTTATTATATTATATATTTTTATAACCAAATGGAAGCACCGTCCTCACAAAGTTTAATAAAAAGAGCAGAAGACCCAAAACACGATGGTATGAATGAAGTTGACCCATCTTTGAATATAAAAGATAAACAAGTTCAGGAACACGATGGAGGTGAAGATGTTGCACAAAAATTCGATGAAAAAGCAAAAGCAGTGGGTACAGGAATCGAAGCAACAAATGAAGCAAAAATAGAAAGAAAATTTCAAGACCAAAATAAAGATTTAGTTCATGACCATATTTATACTTTGACTAATAAAACACCACAAGATTTTAGACAAATTCGTATGAATCGACTAGAAGAAGCAAGAAAACGCCGTGAAGAGAAATCAATTGCTTATGGAAATATTAGTGATGACCGTTTTTGTGTATTGGAAAATCAATTATTCAAAGATGATTTAAATCATAAGAAAGCATTTTTTGAGAAAGCAGGAGCATCTTACTATGGAGCAAATGGACACAGAAGAGGTTTTTCAAGACGTAGTAGAAATATTTTGCAACGTTCAGACCAAATTGAAAAAGGTCAAGATATTTTTAAACAACGTGAAATTAAGGATACAATAAAAGGAAAACGTGATGTTCATGCTGATTATAATGAAAATATTAAGGATGGTTCATATACATTACACGGATACAAGAATGTCCCAAAAATGGAACGTCCAGGAAGTCACCACGGAATTAATTTTGATAAGATTTGTGAATTCAAAGCAAGAGAAAATTATAATTTAATGTTTGGTGGATTAAGGTCAGATGTCAGTAAATATGTTGAAAAAGAAAAACAGAAATATATGGAAAATAATTCGCATAACAGTGGAAGTTTATCAAATCAATCAGGAAGATACAGAGGAGGATTCGAACGTAGAAATATGTTGAATGATGCTCAAAAACGTAATGAAGAACAACCTGAACATCAATTTACTATCGACACCAAGAACAGAATTAATTTGGAATCATATTATTTTGACTTTGGAAATAATGAAGAAGCAGACGCTTTGGTTGATATTAATAAGAAAGATGAGCAATATAGAAATAAATTAGACACACAACTTTAATTTAATTTAAAGAGATTAAATCAATTTAAAGACATCTATCTATATAATATTATCGAATATAGTCCAGTTATAAATCTGATTCTATATATTTACTTATTTACAAAATGGATTATAAAAAACTTTATGAAGAAATGCTAAAAGCTAATGATAAACTAAAGGAAAAAATTGCCGAATTAGAAGAAGAAAAGGACGAGTTGGAATATGAAAATGATTATCTTAAAGAAGATTTGGAAGATAATACTGCTTTCGTTGATAATTTAAGAGAAAATATAATAAAAAAATATGGAGACGACGCTTATAATGATTTGATATATGACCGAGAATAAAGTGAATAAAAACTTAAAACTTTGAGAATATTTTTTGTAATGATATATGTTTATAAAATTTCTGATACTGAATTTTTTATAACCAAGAAAAAATTAAATTATGAAATAATATTTAAATGCGATGGAAAACCTGAATATTTAAATACTAAAAAAGTAAGAAAATCACGAACTATAAAAGAACGAAAAAGAGTTGAAAAAAATAAACAACAAATCAAGGAATATCGTAAAAATTATTATAAAAATAAATATAAAAATATATAATTATGTATTTAAACACACTTTTCAAAAAAGTATTATCAAAACAAAAGATATGTCAGACAATATGGAGGGTATGAAAATAGTTAGATTAGATAGTCTAACCATGACTGAACAAATAAATTTATTATATAGTATTTTCAGAAGCACATTCGATTATAAAATATGCGATGAACCAAAAACTAAAACAACTGCTTGGAAAATGCGTCATTTAATAGGTGTTTTTCTAAAAATGCACAATATACCCTAAATTATCTTTATTTTTTCTCAATTTAAATATTATTAATTATTATTAATTATATTTAACAAAATCAAAACGTATGAACATTGATGCTTTTAAAAATAATATTGGTGATGAGTTCGATGTATTTAACAATATATCATCCGATAATAAGTTGTTGGTTGCTCTATACAATAGGTATAAAAAGTGTGTTGAAAATGGTGGGGATGATTGCCTCGATGTTGCGATAGGAACGATAAGAGAATTTTTCGAACAAGTTAAACAAGATGTTGATGAAGAAATATCCGAAGAGGACTTATTCGATATGTATGAAGATTATTTCGAACAACAGGAAGAATTAGAATATTATGAGGAAAAATATAATGAATGGATGGAAGACCAAGAACAAGAAGATGCTGAACAAATCCAACAAGACCATGAACAAGCCCAAGAAGAAGACATTTTGGATGATGATGAAATTACACCTGCACCAGCACCAACACCTGAACCTGAACCTGAACCTGAACCTGAACCTGATAAAACAGATATAGAAAAGGAACGAGAAGAATATTTAGAAAATTATGAAGATAAGGTCGGAGATATTACGGATAAGGATGTACCTATGTATGGGTCATATGAGAATTATTTAATTTTTCAAAGCGACGGATTTATATATTCTTACGATGGTAAAGAATTATATTGGAATGACCAAGCATTACAGGATTACTATATGGACTTTTATAATTATCTTGTTAGTAATGGTATTGAAAGTGATAAAACAGATTCGTATTTATTACAAGATGGTAATACATCAGTAACAGTAAGACCTATTGGAATCGAAGGTGAAGAAGCCAGCAACTTTTTACTAGCATATTATTACACTATATTAAGCGCCTACGCAAGTGATACATCTATAGTGATAAGCGACAGCGCTGAACAGAGTGTTATATGGAGTGATGACTTAACTGATGAACAAAATGATATGTTAAATCTATTATGGTCTTACTATCAGAGTGGAAATATAGAATCTGTAAAATCTATTATCACATTAGAGCAATTTGCCGATGGTATTTTAAATACTATTCAAGGTTTAGATAGTTCAAATGATTATGAAGTTAGTGAAGGATTTTATGAAAATATGGCTTATGTTCAGTATATTATGGAAGATTTAAATGAAGACGCATCTTATAGTGATGTATTAGGTTATATGGTTGAGAATTATGATACTTTAGACCAAAGTAAAACTTCTTTTGATTCAGTCATAGATTATTATGAAGAAACAGGAGACTATGTATATGATGATAAAACAGATACATTAATGACGATAGAAGTTTTTAATGATACATATAATATAGAAAGACAGAATATATCAGAATATACAACCGAGGAAGTGGCGATTATGGGTGATAATTCATTAGATAATATAAATGAAGGCATAAATAATACTGTATATGTAAATAGTCCAAGTGATGCGACAGGAAACAGAAACTATATATTAGAATCTGTAAATGTAGATGGTGAAGGTAATATTACTTATTATATAAATAGGAGTATATTACAGAATATGTATCCTGACCTATACGCTGATTTAGATATTGGAGATGATGGTTCATGGAGTGGAGAACAAGCAGACGGATTTTTTAGTTTATTATTTTACTCGATGTATCAGTCGTATTTAGTTAATGGAGATTTTGAAGATGCTTACGGGGATTCATATGATTTTTGGACTGGAACTTATACATATGGATTAAGTGATACAGCGAAAGAATATTTAGAAGAGATTGTAAATTGGTATAGTATTTATGGAAACTTTGATGATATTACAGAAAGCACTGATTATGCCCAAATGGTTTATTATTTATCTATGTATGCTGACATGAATGCTGAAGATGCTGAAAGAGGAACGTATGTTTTACAAGACGATGGGACATATCAAGTAGAAGGAAGTGATGGACTTGCAGATGGATGGGAATCAACCTTTTTACTGTACAATTATATATCATATTATTTTGGTGAGGTATATGAAGATTATACAACGGACGATGTATTAAATTATATAAATGAAAATGGATATGATATAAATACGGAGACATTAGTTAATGGTATTGTAGAATACTATAATGAATTAGGCTACCAACAAGACGAAGATGGAAATATATATAAACCGGATGATGAAGATTATATATTGGATACGACAGATGAAGAATATTTAGAATTCGTAGAAAATGCAAGTTCTAATGCTCTATTATCTGATGACGATATGGAAGATTATTATAGATTATATAAAGACGGCGGATATGAAACTTATAATGATTTTGCTAATGCTGTTAATGATTTAGCAACTGATATATATAGTGGTTTTGCTAATCAAGAAGGATATGATTATGATTATGATACATTGGTTGATTTTGTTAAAGAATATATTAAGGAATATGGTTTAGAATATGATAAAGATAATATATCATTAAGCGATGATGGAAACCTTGTTTTAGCAAGTACGGTAGTAGAAGAAGTAGAAGAAGAGACGGAAGCAGTAGAAGAAGAGGAAGTAGAAGAAGCTGTAGGAGAACCGGAGTATTTAGTGGATACGACAAGTGAAGAATATTTATCATTTGCGGAAAATGCAAGCGCCAATATGAATTTATCAGATGATGACATTCAACAATATTATATATTATATGTCCAAGGAGGATATGAAACTTATAATGATTTTGCTAATGCTGTTAATGATTTAGCAACAAAGATATATAACCGATATTTAAACAATTATGGATATGATTATGACTATGATGAATTAGTAGATTATGTTAGAGATTATATAATTGAATATGGATTGGAATATGATAAAGAAAATATATCAATGGATGTAAATGGAAACCCAGCATTATCCAGTGCAGTAGATGATGTTGAAGTAGATACGACAAGTGAAGAATATTTAGAATTCGTTGAAAAAATGGGGGATAAACTTGGAGATATAGTAAGAAACATTTTAGATGATGATGCAACAAGTGAATATTTACAATCATTATATGTTTTATATGTAAATAGAGATACAAGTGAATTAAAAAATTATAATCAATTCGCCGAAGCGGTAGATAATTTACATCAAGAATTTACAGATTATTACGGAAAATTCGATTATAATTTTACGAGTCAATTAGAAATAAATGAATTAGTATTGGATTATATTAATGAATATGGATATGAATTTGATGAAAATAATTTTACGCTTGACGATGATGGAAGTCCAAGAATATTATCAGAAGAAACACAAGAGGCAGAGGATAAAGAAGTAAGTATAGATGGATATTATTACACACAAAATAAAGACGGAACATATGATGTATATGAAATTAAAGGCGGTGAAATTGTAGGACAGGGTGAATCATTTGCCGATGATACTTTTATGACCTCTTTTGGTGATATTGAATTTAGTGAATTAACTGATGATATATTAAAACAAGTTGAAACTTATGGCAATAATGTAGATGAAGATACTTTAAATGATAAGGTAGAAGAAGCACAAAAAACAACTACAGAAAAAGAAGTTATAGAAGAGGGAGAAGTAGGAAATCATATCACCGATGTAAATAATTCAATAAATAATTTACAAATCACGGAAAACATGGGAGAAATAAAATTAAATCAAAGAAAACCCACATCACAAAATTTAAGATATGGTAAAAATCAAATAACTATTATGGGAGTTAATTATGATGGTTCGTCAAGAATTGAACATATACCTGATGAAAGTGAGATGGAATATCAAACAGAAGGTGGAAACAAAATTTTAAGATTAGACGGAAGTAATAGAAAATTAACCCGAGAGGAATGGAGAATAATCGAGGAATCATATTTGTATGATAAAGATATATCTAAACCTTTTATTATTGATAAAATGGAAAATCCTCAACAATTTGCTGTGAATTATAATAATGTTTTTGAGTATTATTTTGAATTATCCAACAGAAACAGAAATTTTTTCGTATGGTTAGATTCTTATAAAGCAGGTGAGGAAGGTAGAAGTTATGTAAATTATAGAGTAAATAGTAAATTAGAAGCCAATAATGTAGATATAAATGATTATGTTAAAAGAGGTAGTATATTAGATTTATTACCAAGTGTTGATTTTACACCACATTTTCATAATCAAGGAAGTCAAGCACAAGAAAAAGCGATATTGGAAACCCACGCATTAGGTATACAAGATGTAAATGCTTTTATATTATCAAGTTCATTATGTAGTTTATTCAGTAATATTATAATGGAAAATGCGAAACACATTGGGAAAAATACAATCATTCAAAATATAGAATCCAATATAAGTCAAGGAGAATATGAAGGATTAAAAGATAATGTTTATACAGGTATTTATAAAGATGGAAGTCAAATTGAAAAAGCAATAAATCAATCAACATCATTGACAGAACCACAGAAAAACATATTAAATGCTATATTTAACAAGCAATCATTTAAGTCAATTGCTGATTATCAAATAAATAATCGTTATGGTGAAATTGTTTTTAAATTTTTTGGAACTAATGACGAAAGAAAACACAAGTTGGAAAATAATAGCGGAAAAGTTTTATTTGAATTAGGATTAATATTATTGGCGTATTATGCAAGTATGATGGATAATGATGAACTCATGGGTATAGATACAAATGAAAAATCTAATCTAATTAAAATAACAAGTGAATTTTTAGAAACATTGTATCCTTCAAAGCAATATGATGGAAATTTATTGACAGGTATAGATAATATAATGAATTTATACACAAGGGAGATAAGAAATTTAAAACGTGGAACAGTTGCGAATGAAATAACCGCAGAAGATTTATTGAGAGGAGTTGTAAGGGATATGATTGATATTGCAATGAACGAAACACCAACAACTTTTAATGTATATGATTTTTTCGATGAAAGATTATTAGGACACATATCGAATAATTTTGGATTGGATATGTATATGAAAATTGGAACATTTGATAGTTTTGTTGAATTTATTGCTGATGGTTTTATTGATTCACAGCAATTTAACTCAATGATAAAATTCATAATGACCTCGACTATGGGTGAAAGATTTAATTTTAAGGGAAATGAAATGTTAGAGACTTTATTTATGAGTTCTGTTCAATCACAAACATTTATAAATAGTTCTAAATTTAATTTATTAATCCCTGTAATTCATCCTGAAATAATTGATTTAGTCCCACCAAGTAAAGTTAATATTAATTTGTTTGGATTTAATGCTAAAATATTGGGATTTGTTGAATATAACAAGAAAACACCAATATATGACACAGCAATTCAAGAAGATATTAATTTTAAAACTACAACAGCTGAACAAGAACCTACATTTATAACAGAAGAAGATGCGGAAAAGAGAGCAGGACTATTAGGACTTATAGGAACTCATCAACACGATGACGGTACATATATGGTTGGAGAAAATCATGAACAACTAGAAGAATTCTATGATAATCTAACTGTAAATAATGGAGATTTTGATGATGCTTTGAAAAATATAAAGGATAAAAATATTACGAAAATTGCTGATGAAGAACATCGTATTATGGTTGAAGATAAAGAAGATATTATAGAAGTCGATACAATTGAAATGGGTGAAGGTGAAATAGATGATTATAAACTTGCTGGTATATTGGAAATTCTTAATCAAAACCCTGATGATATTGAAAAAGCATTGAAAAATGGATTCACTGACTTTGATAATATTGAATTAATTAAACCAAGTGAAGGAGATAATTATGTAATTATCAAAGATGGTAAAAATGTATACGTAGCATTCAGAGGAAGTAGAGGTATATTCGAATATGAGGATTGGTACGGTGATACAGGTAATTTAATGCCTTTGGATACAAGTTCATTCTATTCAAAAATATCAAAAACATTGACAGGACAAGGAGAAAATCACAGAGGATTTAAGAAAGGTTATGAAAAAATGAAAACAGAATTAATAGATAATCTAAACGATACATTAGATAAAGATACAAATTTGTATATCATTGGACACAGTAGAGGAACAGCATTCGGTGACCAATTGGTAGAAGATGCGATAAGGATACATCCGAAAGATAAAATAAAATACAGAGGATTTGGATACATTACCCACAGAAATAAAGAAAACGCTGAACAAATGAATGAAAAAATAAAAGATGTTGATTATATAACTTATCATATAGCAGGAGACCCATTAAGAGTAATTTCAAAAGTATTACCTTATCATCCTGTTGGAAAAAATAAATTAATCACAGGTTATGAAATGGGATTTACAGGTAATCCATTCATGTCAGTCGATGTAAATGCTCTTGGTGAAATTAAAGAAGATGAGCAAGGATTTTTCGGAACATTGATGTCAGATGCTTGGAGAGTATTAAGAACGCCTGTTGCTTCTCAACATTTTATTACAGGATATAAAAATTTATTAGCACAAGATAAACACGAATTTAAATTCAGAGATAAACAAGAAAAAACATATTTTACAGGATTCAGTTTATCATTTGCAACAGCAATGATTGGAGCAGGAGCATTGGGATATAAAAGATTACAAAATAAACAGCAAGAAATACAAGACAGAGAAGCTTATATTACCAATCAAGCAGAGAAAATGTTTGAATTAGAAGATATATATAACACGTTACAAGCAGGATTCGGTAGAGGACAAATCGCACCCTCACTATTAGAATCTGATTCTGACAGTGAATTTGAACAACCTCAATTTACAGAACAAGATATAGCAATGGAAGAAACACAGCAAGATATACAGAAACAACTTGACGAACCTGATATTCAATTTGAAAAGGGTGGAATAGTCGATGATGGAAAGGTTGATAAAACAAAGGTAGAATCTTATGAATATGGTGGTATGATACCTGAATTTGAATGCGAGAAGATAGACGCAGGTACAAAAGAAACACACGCACCATCATATGAATATGGCGGTTTAGTCCCTGAATTTGAATGCGAGAAAATTGATGGAGGAACGAAAGAAACACACGCACCCACATTTGAAAAAGGTGGAAAAGTCCCTGATAATGTTGTGAATCCCGCTCTATATAAAAAAGCAAAAGCTAAATACGCAAATATGAAGCACAGCGCCTATAAATCATCATTGATTGTAAAGGATTATAAAAAACGTGGTGGAAAATACCGTGGAAGTAAAACAAAGAAAGGTTTAACAAGGTGGCATAAGGAAAAGTGGAGAAATCAAAGGGGTGAAGAAGGATATAAAAAGAAAGGTGATATTTATAGACCAACAAAAAGAATATCAGAAGAAACACCAACAACGATGAATGAATTAAGTAAAAGTGAAATACAAACCGCAAGAAAGAAAAAGAAAACAAAAGGACGTGTCGATAAATTTGAAAAAGGTGGGAGTGTAAAAAGTCAAATGCCTTGTAATAAACCACAGAAAAGTACGAGAGATGATAAGAAAACAATGGTAAAAGCGTGTGATAATGGTAAAGAAAAACTAATTCATTTCGGAGACCCCAACATGACAATTAAGAAACATATACCAGGAAGAAGAAAAAATTTTAGAGCAAGACATAAATGCGATACTGACCCACCTGATAAACTCACGGCAAGATATTGGTCTTGTAAAGCGTGGTAATAAACTTTTAAGAAAAGTTTTAACAAAATAATAAACTTTTTTAAAATAAAAGTTTTAACAAAAAGGATTGAAAAAAGAAATAAATATTTTTTATACTAATTCTTGTCTTCTGTAATTGAATACAAGTGATACAGTAATTTCACCTGTATAAACAGAACCATCGTCGCTAAATAATCCCCAATCATTTGCAGATATTGTTTGTTGAATATTTTGAGATGGATTGAATTCATAATGACATTCTCTTATGGTATTTTGTTGGGTATTTCTGTTAAATATTGGAAAAGCGTTGGAAACTTCA